ACAAACTTAAACTCATTCAATCCATCATCACCACAGTCAAGGGTGTGACGATCTAGGTACACCGCGTTACCCTCACCCCAATCGTTAGCACCTGTCCACGCATCACGCACACTGTAGGGACTGGGTGGACCGGTGGGGCCTGGACCGGTGGGGGTTGTGGTTGTGGTCGTAGTCTTCTCCTCATCACCCCCCATCATGAGCATGGCTGCCGAGGAAGATGAACAGCATATCGCCATCACAAAGGCACCAGCAATTATAGCACCTTGAGACATTTTTATTATACACAGTGATTTTTATCTACGTTTGAGAGTCACTACAGCAGTTGGATCGGAATTATGGGCAGGAGTAACTCAATACGGATAAAATAAATTCTTGAAAGTTAAATACTATTTATTCGCTATCATAATCCATGCTTGGACCAGTAGCAGTCATTTCATCTTCCATTTCCATTTCATCTTCCATTTCCATTTCATCTTCCATTTCATCTTCCATTTCCATTTCATCTTCCATTGACTGCCCCTCTTCGCTAAGTTCTGCTTCGGAAACTGGTTCTTCATATCGTTCCATACGAAGACGACCTGACGCAAGAAGAACCACAATCGCAATAAGAACACCGAGACCTATGTACATCACGACTTGACGTTGGCTATTCTTCATTATGTTTTATATGTACTGAGAAATTATTTCATAGTTTATAGTAAATGCAAAGACCAGTTCAGACTGTCATGATCGAAGCCCTTATCATTGGATTGATGAATGCTGGACTTTTCCAAACACTCAAGATGCTCAAGATTGTTGTACCAACCCACATTCTTTTGATGATATGTGGTGCTCTCATCCACATCATCTTTGAATACACAGGAGGCAACCAATGGTGGTGCCGACAAACATATAAATGTCCAGTTTAAATTACAATTGTACAGGTGCTCCACGGATTAAATTCTGAAGTTCTTCTCGACGGGCACAACTCTCATCCCTGGCTCTCGTGAGTTCAGCAAGGTCACAGGAAAGATCAGTGACGATGTCACGAGTGATGAGGTTCTGTCTCTCAAGATAACTTTTGTAAAAGCCTCGTTCATCGGGTATGTGATGCCCCTTTGCACGAAGTTCTTCTATTGTGAGTTCGCGCATTCTAAAGCCAAGTTGTTGTGCTCTCTCCCGCACAGCGTCTCTTCTGACATTTGCTGTGATTCTCTGTTTAATTTTGAGGTATCTTAGCCTACTCTGCACGCGTTTTATTTCGTCTTCATATTCCCGAATGAAATTAACAAGGCGCTCAAGTTCGTGTCTCTCCACAACGAATCGGGTTTCCAGTCTAAAATCGTCGTCATCATCTTCTGAGTCGGACTCAGTATCAGACTCTGGGAGACGACGTGGTGTGCGAACTCTTGGTAGATGAGCTCCGGGTGATGTCGGTCTCGGGATAACTTTATAGATATCTTTCATATCGTTACACATTTTCAAGTACTCCCCCTCTGGGATTGACTTGGAAATGAGGTCGATGGATTGCATAAGGCTGACGAGAGAGTCCATATTTACAGTTGAAATTACAAGTAATAATCCTGACTTAGGTTTATATTCTTAAAAAAGTACTCGGCGTGCGTTGAGATTCCATTTTGGACGCGCACCTTGAACGCGTCTTCCATCATAGTATATGATGAAATCATACCATCATAGTCCTTCCCTTGCTCATCTGCCCATACTCGCAAATCAGTGACTGTATCTGGAATCGAAAAAAAGGTTCTGATATGTTTTTCACCCGCATTTTCAACGTCGGGTTGATTCTCCATCTTTTGAGCAATACCTTCCAATAGATCGAGTGTAACCTCGTTAAATGTGATATCCATTTTAGCAAGACGACTATTAAAATACGCGTAAAAATAACGAACAACACCCATTTCGAGAGGGAGTTCAAACTTCTTAAACATCGGGGCACTCAATTGAGGAGCGTGAAACTCCTTGAGGATGTTACACATCTTCAAGTAATCTCCCTCCGGAATAAGATGCGAGTTCTTATCGATGAGCTGTAAAAGGGTTTCCATGGTTACAATTACATAGGACTATGTCTAACTTAGGTTACATACCTTCTATATTTTCGAGCCAACCATTGATTGTATTCAATCGTTTCTCAATTGCCGATGAATATGTACGTCTATATGTATTTTCGAGAGCTATATATGATTTGTACAGATTCTTGATACCTTTGTCAAAACTTGTACCAATGTCACCAAGGTCACACCCACATTGATCGAGATGCATACGCAGATGTTCTTCATCGTATTCGAACAAAGCAATGTTATGTAACATACAATATTGTTTTATAGCTTCCACTTTTATGGCCTTTGTTGTGCGCCTTACAGGTTCATTAGAATCCAACTCAGCCTGTAAATATCTCTTTTGTGCAAGAAGAAAACTCTCCTCATTCAAGAGGGAGATGTTGTAGTAGTAATCGTAAAAGTGATCTAAAACATCGTCGGAATGGTCATCAAGTAGCACATCAAAGTTTTCATAATCAACGAGTGTCATCATGTCTCTTTTATCCTTCTCCCTATACGCAGTCTGTAAATGTTTACATACTTCCAAATATGCCCCTTCGGGTAATTTGTCAGAATGCTCATCTATGATACGCATCACATTTCGGAGATGGTCCATTCTTAGTGGCTATTGGGTAGATCCTTCTAAGTAAGTTTCGTCTAAGCATCCAAGTTCAAAAAGAATATTATTCCTTGCGTTACTAAGTATATTAAACTGGAAAGTAAGATAGTCACACAGATTCCAAGATATCTCAGCTTCTTCGTCAATTGCTTGATATCTCGATGATACTGTATTTCCACGATCGATGAAACCATAATACGCTTCGACAGCTTCAAGATCTTTGTTTACCTGGTTAAGTTCTTGAAGAAGCCAATTGATGTCTTCGTAAATCGGATCACCGATAATCATGTATCATTTTGTAAAGTAATGAACTACTTAGGTTCAGTTACCACAATGTATCTAATCATCATTATCTATATACAATTCCCATTCCTCAATTCGTTCTTTCATTTTATCCATAGCTTCTTTTTCACCTATTCTAAATATACTTTCTAATGATTCCCTTTTGTACCTAACCGCATCTCTCTCCTTATCTATGTCCCACGCATCTTCTTCGGGGTCACCGGCTTTCCATTTTTTATTTTCGTTAATGCGACGTTGTTCATCTGGATCCCAGACAGTCTCGTCCTTTTTTGAACGCATTATAACCTTTTTGCGTTGTGGTAATGTGGTGAACACTCTGAGTAACATACTACTATATACAACTAAACTTTTAATACATACACAGGTCTCTCCGTGCGAATGATACAAAGCGCAAGCTTTAGTATATTTTTGGCAAAGCCAGAATTCACTAAAATTTTGCTATGATCAATGTACTTCCGAGAGTTTGAACGGTGTTTGTTAAGCACAGACTTCACCTGCATTGCGCGACGGAGGGTCATATTGGAACACTGCGTCGTATCAAAGGTCAACACAACCTTTCTGTTATGACGCCAGATGTTTGTAAAGTAACGATCAAGTTCTTGAGTCGTCGTATCATCAGTTATGCCAATTCTCACAGATAACATACTTATAATACAGCCCTATTTTTCTAAGCTATGACTTAAAGTTGTCATATCAGAGTAATGTATCATGTCAGACTTCCCAGAAATTGTAAGTATCATTCAAGAGTGTGATGTCCGCATCTTTGAAGAAGGTTGTACAAATACAATTGATATCATAAGTAAATTTTTAGAAAATAATGACGACAATAGTGCGTTCTACATTGTCAACGTTAAGAAGATTATTCAACAATATGAAAAATGGATAGAACATCTCCCACGTGTGAAGCCTTTCTATGCTGTCAAGTGTAATCCAAACCCAGTCATCACCAAAATCTTGAGCAAATTTGATATTGGCTTTGACTGTGCCAGTAAAAATGAAATCGCTCAAATCATTGATCACGGTGTTGATCCATCTAATATCATCTATGCCAACCCATGTAAAGCGAGTGGTCAGATCAAGTTTGCGAGATCTGAGGATGTAGATCTCATGACATTTGATGATGTCCACGAACTCTACAAAATTAAATTGTATCACCCACATGCCAAGCTTGTCTTGCGGATCAAGACAGATGACTCAAAGTCTGTCTGTAAGTTCAATTGTAAATTTGGCGCCGACCAATCTGAGATTAAGAATATTTTGCAAACCGCAAAGATTCTTGGATTAGATGTCGTTGGTATCTCATTCCACGTGGGAAGTAACTGCCAGGATGCCAAGACGTACTACACAGCCCTTCGGGATGTAAAAACGGCATTTGAAATTGCTGAGGAGGTTGGCTACACCATGAACTTTGTTGACATTGGTGGTGGATTTCCCGGATATGACACGGAGGATGGTGTCAAGTTTGAAGACATTGCCCAAGAAGTGAACCGAGGTATTGATGAGTTTTTCCCAGATGAGTCCATTCAAATTATTGCGGAGCCTGGTCGGTATTTTGTATGTTCTTCACACACTTTGGTGACAAATATCATCGGTAAGAAGAAGAATGGAGACAAGTTTGTCTATTACCTTAACGATGGCATCTATGGGTCATTCAATTGTGTATATTTTGATCACGCAAAACCAATAATTCAACCATATAATGAACGAGATGGGAAGTTATACGAATCTGTTGTCTTTGGTCCAACGTGTGATTCAATTGATATTATTGCTGAAAATAGTAGTCTCCCAGACCTCGCAATCGGTGAATGGGTCTACGTAGAGAACTTTGGAGCGTATACGATCGCGGCTGCCTCTACATTTAATGGATTTCAACAAACGCGCTGTGTTTATTGCTTCGTGTGATATTTCTCCTCCATCTTCTTCTTGTAGGTATCATACTCATCAGCCTTCTTGAAAGCTTTGAGTTCAGCCTTGAATCCCTTGTCAATGAGAGTGAGATCCTTCTTCTTTTGGGCAGCCGTTGGCTTTTCCAACTTGTCTAATGTACGACCATACTCAACGGATTCAGCTTGAGCTTTCACCATATCTTCACCTGTCTCGATCCATTCTTTTTGGAGTTTCTCATATTTCGTAGTTTCGCGCTTATTCATTTGGGACGTGATTTTTTTAGGAAGGAGTTTTGGTCCTTTCATATCTGATATAAGTAAATATTTTATTTAATTATCTAAGAATCCGAAAGCTCTCATGAAGAACTTCTTATCGGCATGGCTATCAAAGTAAACTCGGAATCCTTCACCAAAGTATGGCTTCGGGTCGTCGAGTTCTTCAGAATCTGAGTCTACATCAGTTTCTGATTCATAGTCAGTTCCATCTTCGGAGTCTGATACATCAGATTCGTCCTCGTCCTCGTCACTTTCAGATTCCTCAAGTTTCCAATCATCGTCATCGAAAATCACAGTCGTATCGTCACTGTCACTGGATTCAGACTCAGACTCTGACTCAGAGCACGTGTCATAGTAGTATTTGGTTTTCACAATCTTACGGACGGTGCGAGCCATCGTATGTTATCTATCATTATGAGGCGTCACTTCCTTATTTAACTTTTGGCGAAGAATTCAAGTCTATTGTGAAGGGTTGGGAAGACGCTCTTCTTCCATTCATTCTCTGTGTGTTCAAACATCTTGAGACGACACTTTGAGTAATGGAGTCTCTCAGTGATTGGATAATGTTCACATTCTTGACGTTCTGGCATTGTTTTCCAACTATCAAAGTGTGTGTCATACCAAATTTCTTTGTCAATATTTTCAAACTCCTGCTTCAGAGAGTTTATGAGTGTACTGTGAACATCTTCAAATGTCTCGTATTCGTCGTAGAGATTTTCAACAACTTTACTATCTTCGTGTGTGTCAATGGTACTGATTTTACGATCTATGTGGGATGTGAGAGACAGGAGTCTTGAAATGTGATCATCATATTGAGTGTCCCCATATCTAACAAAATTGTCGCGTCTTTTCTTTTTGAAGAGTGAGAGTGCTTGTTCACACTTCAAACGAAACTTTTCAAGGTGTTGTCGTTCCATTATTTTGATATACTTATTAAAACTTTGTACGCGACTTAGGCTCTATATGTAGGATTACCTTTTCTCCAGCCTCATTTGTAGCTATTATTTCCTCATAGTCCTTTAATTCTCGTGTGACTGGGTCTGGGGTAAACTTGCGAATAGGTGACGGGGCAAGGAGCTCCCAGAAACTCTTGAGTATCTTATACGACATTTTGTGGGTGTCGAGGGAATGTCCAACTCTATATTTTGGTAAATAAGTTTTTTCCAGATGATACGCTGGACGTCTGAGCACAGTGATTCAGTTGCCTGACAGAATGCGATACGGAAATCGTCTGTCACGAGGGGGATAAAATCCATTTATTCAGCTGAAGAACTCACAGACTGCTCCACACTTAGGCGGTGTCTCTCCAAATCAATGTCCAGGTAGATACGACGAGGGGCATCCCACACGGCAGTTTTTACCCATAAGCAAAAGTTTTCAATATAGAATGGTGTCATTGACATTATAGTTCTATAAATTGCCTTGGTATACATTTACAGGGAAAGAGGCTCTATTTTTTATATCAGTATAATTCAGAATGTCATTAGACGATATACCGAAGAAAACTCAATATGTCATAATTGACTCAAACTTTGTGAATGGCACAAATAATACATTTTCTTTGGATCTCCAACTTGAATCAAATACACACGTTGAGGATATGAGTCGTGTCCTTGGTATCAAGATGGTTGATTTTTACATCACACAGGTGGGTGGAAATGATGGTACGGATACGGATATTGCAAAGTTTGTGGACATTGTATGCCCAGAAGTACCCAAAGTTGCGCAAATCCTTGACGAAAGACATGGTCAAATATTGGCACGTGTTCCACTTGAACGCCATTTCACGGGAAGTAGTGGAGTTGTCTTACGAGACAAACAATGGAAAAGTTTCCAACGTCAAACAAACTATTTTAATCCAATTTCAATTAAGAAGTTGAACTTTAAAATCTACGAACAACAAGATGACAATGATTATGTTCTACTTCAACCTGATGCAAAGTGGTATATGGTTCTTGAGATTACAACTGTAAATGTCAAAGAAAAACCTAAAGATCGGGAACTTCAAATACTCCAAGCATTACAACAACTCGTTGGTAAAATAGATGTATTGAATCAAAATGTACAGCGGTTGCCAGATAAACCTCCCGAGCCACCAAAAGAGAAGTATTCATTTGGTGTCCTTGTACTCATTTTGGCGAGTATTTTTGGTGGTTTCATGTGGTTCGTGAATCGCGGGGCTTCACCCACGTAATTCATTTATTGACACAGATGTGATCTGCTTCAGTAAATGTGAGAGATAATTATGATTTAACGTTGCGTTTACGCCTTCTTTGTGGCCGTGGTCTTCTTAGTAGAAGCCTTTGGCTTTTCAACAGCTGGAGCTTCCACCTTGGTACACTTACACTTACATTCACCCGCTGGACCCGCTGGACCCGCTGGACCTTTGGGGCCCGCTGGGCCTTGGGGACCCATTGGACCTTGGGCACCCGCTGAACCCACAGAAGATTCGCCAACAATCTTCAAGAGAAGTTCATAGAGGCGTGTCTTATCAAGACGGGTGCGATTCATTTCATCCTGAATTTCTTTACGAAGAGATTCCATTGTATTATATATAAAAGAAAGATTATCTTTAAACCAAATGATCATCATTGGAGCATCACTCAATAGCGGAATTGGTCAACATGCGTTCAAGTACACAAAAGTATTTGAGAATGCGTCGTATCACTTTATCGGGAGTCAACTTCCTGAAGCTGAACATGGTCTCCTGTTTTTGCTTCCTGTGAAACCTCACCTGGAATACATAAAGTATGTGAGAACACGGATCAAAAATCTCGCAATTATGACAGTATGTGAAACTGAAACTGTTCACGAAGACTATGGTCTCATTATGAATGAAACAAAGAGAGTCGCAGTTCCAAGTGAGTTCTGTAAACGGGTTCTTTCCAGACAATTTCCAGATAATGAGTTCTATATCATCCACGCCCACATTACCCCATCCACAAGGCCATATACATTTTATCACATTGGAAATATTATGGACGATAGGAAGAATTTCCGTGGAATATTAGAAGCGTTTGTACGTCTCAACAAACCCGATGTGCGACTCGTTGTGAAGGCGACCTGTAATTCAAACGTTGATATCAAGCTACCAAATGTAGAGGTCATCAACGGTCTCATTTCAGATGAAGAGATGGATAAACTCCATGACCGCTGCGACTGCTATGTGAGTTTCTCAAAGTCTGAGGGTGTTGGTATGGGTGCTGTAGAGGCAGCACTCCGTGATAAACCCGTAATTATTACAAACTATGGTGGAGCACCAGAGTATGTGAAGACGCCATACACAATTGATTGTGAACTTCAAGAGCTGGAGAGGGATGATTTCCTCTTCAAAAAGGGGATGACTTGGGGCAAGCCAAATCCGAGCCAACTCTTGGAGTTCATGGAGGATGCGTACACTAAGAGACTTCGCTACATGGATCACACACATACGAAAAATTTAGTTGGGAAAGAGAACATTCTACAAGAGTTCCTCTTGAATATAATTGGTTGCGAGAACAACGAGGCCAATGACAATAGCACCATTCATTAAGGAATCTTGTTGCGCAATCATGGTCATCACAATATCATCAACTGGTTTGATACCCGTTGGCTTTTTCAAAATACGAGGGACAATGATATTTATGGCGAGGTAGAGAGCCATCGCTATTATTACAGGTCTAAGGGTCTCCTGATCAAGAAACATCTTTATAGTACTATTGGATTTTAATTCCGTCTAATTTTGAAAGGAGATCACTCACATCCACCTTGTTGCCGATACTTGTTGAGGCTACTTTATGCTTGCGACAGTAGTTTCCACAGACAGCCTTGAAATTACAGGGCTTTCCAGACATTGTTGTCGCACAACAAATCTTGTGAGAGGTCCGCTGCTCAATCGCAGGCTCCTTTGGCGGTCCATCGAGGACAACAATTGAGCTATTCTTCTTTGTATTGCTGTGTTTGATATAGGCCATTTTACACTTCCAGGTTGCGTCAGCCAACCTGTAGCACTTATCATTTGGCTCGCGAAGACGGTACATCTTGACCGCATTGGCGAGGCAGGTAGACCACATAGCATCACGAACAACTTCCATCTTTTGATTGAATATTTGAGAGTCTCAAGCCCACTTAGGCAGCCTCTCCACCAATTTGAGCCAAATAAATATCAACTTCGCCAACAAATTCTGGGCATTTTTCCGATGTCTTTCGGGTCACCATATCTTGAACATTTGTGACATGCTCTTTGAACTTCTTGACATCTATACCCGTTGCGTTGTGGATTTGAGATTCTGAGGCAATGTCCTTGAGTGCGTAAAAGTACGCTGCCGCATAATTGGCGTGAAGTATCGCGATGACTGGTGACTCATCCTGCTGTGCTGCGACAGCATACCTCGCAGATTGTCTCACAAGTTTCTCGATAGCCTTGTTCATACCACGGGTCTTATTTTTCATCATGAGATAAAGCACAAAAATTACGCCTAAGAGATAAAGATAAGCCATCTTCTATTTATAAGTATGAAAATAAAATGGAAATATCTGTGTCACACATGTCTGGCACCCCTCGATCCGCGTTATAAATTTACAAAAAGTTGGGAACTCAGTCTATTTGATGAATATTTACATGAAACAAATTTACCATTTGAACTGAACACCATACATAACCTTAAAGGTGTGAAGGTGTGTAAATGTTGCTACATGAATAGATCCATGAAGTATAATCCACGCGTACATGCCATGAGACAAACTGGGGTAATTAAGTTTAATAGACCAAAAACGGAATCAATTACACGAGGTGAAATGAAGCAATGGGTCGAAGAATTTCATGAGATTCTTGAAGAATATAAACATAAGTAAAGAAATGACACCCTAAAAGTTAAAGAAAGATGGGTGAGAGCGTTCAAAAACTTACCCACATTGAACACGTCCTTAAGAGACCGGATTCTTATGTTGGTCCAGTGGAACTCGGTACAGAATCGTATTGGATCCTTTACAAGACTGACAACAAATTCAAGAAAAAGGATCTCTCATACTCACCAGCTCTTCTCAAAATATTTGATGAAATACTCGTCAATGCCATTGATAGAAACTCAACGCACCCCAAAAACGTCACGAATATCTCGGTTGAGGTAGACAAAGACTTGGGGTCTGTTACTATTGAGAATAATGGACCTCTCGGTGGTATTGGTGTCAAGATGCATGAGAAGGAGGGTGTGTGGAATCCCGAACTCACATTTGGACACCTACTCACAAGTACCAATTATGACGATAACAAGAAGCGGATCGTGGGTGGTCGCAATGGCTATGGCGCCAAACTCACTAACATCTACTCTTCTGAGTTTTCAATCGTGATTAAGGATCACGAAGCCAAGAAGACCTATACCCAAAAGTGGACTGATAACATGACCAAGTGTTACGAACCAAAAATTACAAAACATTCTGGGGCAACGTCTTCAGTCTCCATCACTTTCATTCCAGATTGGAAGAGATTCGGTATGACAAAGATGGATGCCTCAATCTATAAGATCTTCGAGAAGAGAGTTTGGGACGCAAATATCTGTACGACACCCAACTGTAAAGTGAAGTTTCAAGGTGAAGCCATACCAAAAACACCCTTCGAGGCCTACGCCAAGATGCACGAAGGTGTTTCGGAGTTGTATTCAGTCACAAGTGATCGCTGGTCAGTGTGTATTGGTCCCTCCGAGAATGGCCTCGAACAAGTATCATTCGTGAACGGTATCTCTACAACAAAGGGTGGAACTCACGTGGATCACGTGGCATCCTATGTTGCAGCGGGTGTCATCGAGGAGATGGCAAAGAAGATTAAGTTGAAGCCGCAACAGGTCAAGAATACATTTAATATCTTTGTAAAGGCAACCCTTGAGAACCCAACCTTCTCGAGTCAGGTCAAGTCTGAGTGTACCTCAAAGGCTCAAGACTTTGGAAGTAAGTTTGAACCACCGAAGACATTCATTAAGAATGCCCTCAAGACTGGTATTCAAGATGAACTCTTGGCGCTCTCCAAGTTCAAGGAGATGAAGGAACTCTCAAAGTCTGATGGAACCCGTAAGTCCAAGATTACTGGTATTCCCAAGTTGGATGACGCCAATAAGGCTGGGACAGCGCAATCTGGGAATTGTACTCTCATTGTCACAGAGGGTGATTCTGCGAAGACCCTCGCAGTCGCGGGTCTCTCTGTGGTTGGCCGTGATCACTATGGTGTCTTCCCCCTCCGTGGGAAGTGTAAGAATGTTCGGGACGCCTCGGTGTCCCAGCTTACATCCAATCAAGAGTTTAATGATCTCAAGAAGATTTTGGGTCTCCAACAGGGTAAGGAATACACCAGTGTATCTGAACTTCGGTATGGTCGTCTGATGATTATGACAGACGCCGATAATGACGGTTCACACATCAAGGGTCTTATTCTCAATATGATTCACTATTTCTGGCCAAGTTTACTCAAGTTGGGCTTTGTTGTCTCTATGGTCACACCAATCATCAAAGCTACAAAGGGTGCCACCGTAAAGTCTTTCTACACAGACTCCGCGTTCCGCACTTGGTATGGCACTGGACAAGCGGGGTGGAGAATTAAGTACTACAAGGGTCTCGGTACTTCAACATCTGCTGAGGCTCGGGAGTACTTCAAGAAGATCCAAGATCTCACAGTCAAGTTTGATATGGATATTATGACAGACAAATCTATTGTTCTCGCGTTTGACAAGAAGAAGGCGGATGACCGAAAGACCTGGCTACTCGAGAGTACAGCAAAGGATGCCTCAGAACTTGAGGTTTCCTATGGGTCAATCAAAAAGTTGGACATCACCAATTTTATACACAAGGACTTGGTCAATTTCAGTTTGGCGGATCTCAAACGCTCCATCGCGCATATGGCAGATGGTCTCAAACCCTCACAACGCAAGGTGATGTTTGCGTGCTTTCACAAGAATCTCAAAGATGAAATGAAGGTGGCCCAATTGGCGGCGTATGTTGCGGATAAGTCCTCCTACCATCACGGTGAGGTCTCTCTCGCAGATACTATCGTGAAGCTGGCAAATGACTATATGGGATCAAATAATATCAATCTGCTTCAACCGTGTGGTCAATTTGGTACTCGTCTTATGGGTGGTAAGGATGCGTCACAAACGCGTTACATCTTCACCAAGTTATCCAAGGAGACCCGTAAGATTTTTGATCCCCGTGACGACCCAATTCTCAATTACTTGGAAGATGATGGTCATCAAATTGAACCAGACTTCTATATGCCAACACTTCCCCTCGTCCTCGTGAATGGTACGGAGGGTATCGGGACTGGATTCAGTTGCTATGTACCACCCTTCAACCCGAAGGATATCAAGGAGAATATCCAGAGAGTTCTTGATGGCAAGGCTATCGTACCTATGCGACCTTGGTTCCGAGGTTTCAAGGGGGTAGTACACAAGGAGGAAGACACTTGGATGATGGAAGGTGTTTGGAAGTGGTCAGGTACAAATATTGTCATCACTGAATTACCACCAGGGCGATGGACGCAAGATTATAAGGAATACTTGGATGGACTTGTTGAAAAGAAGTTGATTGGTGGTTTCACAAACAATAGTACCACGGAGGATGTTCATTTTGAAATTATTGGGTACACTGGGAAGGATCTTCTCAAAGATCTCAAGTTGCGTAAGACATTTCACGTGTCAAACATGCATCTCTTCCATCCCACAAAGGGTATCTACAAATACTCAAGCCCTGAGGAGATTCTCAAAGACTTTGTGGATCTGAGACTTGACCACTACGTGAAGAGAAAGGCGCACCTCATCAAAGTTCTTGAGATGCGCGCCACTATGTGTGGTTACAAATCAAAGTTTGTGACAATGGTCATTGAGGGTGACATTGTGGTCTTCAAACGGAAGAAGGACGACCTTGAACGACAACTTGCCGCAATTTTTCCAAAAATTGGTGGTACCTACGACTACCTCCTCAATATCAAGACGGTTCAATATACCGAGGAGAGTGTCAGAGATCTTCTCAAGGATGCGAAACAGGCCAGAGAAGAACTTGAAGTTATGAAGGGTACCTCACACATTGATATGTGGAAAATGGATATTAAAAATATGTAAGCAATAGTAGGTATGGGTGAAGCTGCGAAAATATCGCTCAAAGCTATTGGGAAGCAAGACACCTACTTGCTTTCCAAAGATCCAGAAGAATCCTTCTTTAATTATACCACTGATAAGAGACACTCAGACTTTAGGAAGTACCACAGAAGTAAGAATGTTGTGAAACCTGGTAACGCAAAACCGTCGTGGCCATTCAGTGAGACAATTAAAGTTCAGTTTAACCCAACAAATATGGGAGACTTGTTGAGTAATATGTACTTGAGCATAACTATGCCAGGTATAAGTGACGGAAACTACGCAGATCAATTAGGTAGACACATCCTCAAGAGTGTCACAATGTATGTAGATGACATTGAAGTTGAGAAAATCCACGATGATTGGGGAATTATCTATGACGATCTTTATTTAGAAGTTTCTGAAAAGGTAGCAAATAGATTTCTTGTAAATAGAAACCTTGGTTTTGATGATGCCCCCACAAGTGGGAGTGTTGCCCAATATGATGCGGACCTTGTCATTCCAATTCACTTCTTCTTTTCACGCAAATTTGCGAGTGATGAGTATGGCACAAATAAACCAAATAGACCATACTTTCCCGTGTGTTCAATCTTTCGTCAGAAGATCGAGTTTGAGTTTGAATTCCACAAACAGACATTCTTTACGAATACAACGGATACAGTGACACTTTCATCCTTCAACATTGTGACTGAAGAGATCACAGTGAACCCAGATGAAAGAAAGTTCTTGGCGAGTGAGAGGCAGGTTATGATCACAGATCTCGTAAAGAAACATTCAGTGGCTGTGAGTGAACTCAATGAAGATGTTATTAGGAATAACTTGGTACCTAACATCCCCGTGAAATGTATCCATTGGTTTTTACGAAACACGCTCTTTGAAAATGAAGACGACGCAGAAGGTAGTGGTTCAGGTGGTGAGTACCTGTATGAAAATCGGTTCAATTTTTCGGCATTATTAGATTTTCAAGGTGAAAGTACAACGTTGTATCCCATAATGAAAGAGGCGAGCTTCTATATAAATGGAAATAGGCTACCTGAGGTCACAAAAACGAATCATGAATATTTCAAATTTCTAATTCCATATCAAAAAAGGTTATCGAGACCAATTCGCAATATATATACATATAGTTTCTCGTTGAATCCTGTGAATGTGGAACCATCGGGAAACTTGGATTTTAGTCAAATTCAATCTGACAAGACTAATATTGAAGTAAAATTGGATACGGATTCTGGTATAGACATCGCAACCGAGACATTCTCTCTAAACATGTACTATACGGGGTATCAAACATTTGTGTTTGACAGGGGATTCATGTCAATTGCTTATTAAAAAGTCTATCCTTATTGTTGGTGATGTAGTCAATGATATTATTTTTTATACACCATTTGATGAAATTCAACTGTGCCAAGGTTGTTTGAATTTCATGAGATGTCCCAGGCACTGTATAGGGAAACTTTTGAGCACGACAGAATGGGTCAAAGAGTTGCTTACTATAACCATTGAGACTTGACTTATACGCACAGTGTACCGTGAATAGTTTTCCGTCGCCAGTTTGGTAAGAAGTGTGATTCTTCTTTGCGTAGTTTGTGATAAACCACTCCAAGTTTCGGAGAGAAATACCACTTGACTTGTCTAATATAGTGAGTAGTGTAGATTTATTCTTCTCATTGTCGTAAAAGTTGTTTATGGATGTTAGTAGAATATCGTTTTTGCTCATTACTATATTAGACCCCCAAATCTATAAGCTCCTTTGAGGTCTCACACCCTGGACACCCTCGGACAAACATCTGTTCCGGACCATGGGTATGTAGACTTGAACTTGAGAACGTTCTCTGACATATACGTTCACCTTGTGTTTTGTGTTTACCACAATAGCCATTGTAGATTGCTTTGAAAGTACATCGATTGCCATCGGACTTTGTTCCCTTACACATTGTACTCACAAAAGATGATGGAATATCTTTGAGTAAAAGTTCCAAAGGGATCGCATGCTTTTTTGAGATTGTTAGGGCATACTCATTGAGTATCGTATTTGCTCGATCCTCCAGTTCATCATCAAATATCTGTGTAATCTTTTCATGAAGACTCATCCTTACTCTGTGTAAGCTCGTAATTTTTAAATATGTCTTCAACCGAACCCTCTCTCGCTTCCTTAATACGTGCCCGCAAGATAGGAAGAGTTCCGGTATCCTCGAGACCAAGGCGCTGACACTCCGCGATGAGTTGGTCCTTCTTCATACCACTGAGGGATGGCAACTTCGGGGGCTTTACTGGCTTATGTGCGTTAATGATTTCCCCAAAGATCTCCTCTTTCACATTCTCATAGAGTGGGTCAAGAAGATCACACACTGGATTGAGAAACTTGTTGAGGAAATAATAGTGATAATCAACAGGTACACCATGCTCCTCTACATATTTTGGATCTTCGGATTTTTCGTACGCCTTAGCTTTGGAATCTTGGGTCTTTGTGAGGAGGTAGGGAACTCGATCACCAGATTGTGGTTCAGAACCAGGCTTTCTTTGTCTCATCTTCATAACAACCTGTACATGGGACTGGTTGATGTTCACACTTTCCGAGCTCGTCACAGACACATTCTTACCCCCAACTTTGTAGGTATCCGAGAGACCTTGGCTCAATATAAGCTTCTCATTGGGAACGTCACCAGAAAGAAGTTCAATGGCTCTCTCTTTGGCCAACTCCTTAGGTGGACCAGGGTCACTTGATGTAAGTATAACATCTAAGAGTTCCTTACACACCTCCCGAACGTGTGGTGTATTGTCTCGTCTCACAACTTGAAGACCCTTGATATCAATATAGTCCATATGCATCTTGTCATCTTTACCCTTTGTCCACAACTTTGCGGCATAGCGCTTCTTACTATACAGGAAATAGGGCCAATATACCTTCTCCAACTCAAGATTGTTGGGTTTCTTGAAGAGGGCTGAACACTCTTCGGCAGCTCTCTCCCCAACTTCCCAACTGTAGGCAATAGCCTCCTCCCCCTTGCGATCACCAACATCAAACTCAACCATAACTGAGTCAGTATCCCCATACCTTACCTTCGCCCCTGGGAAGTTTGCCTCTACGTAGTTCTTTGTCTCCTCAATCATCGAGCGACCCTTTGAAGTCGTTGTGGAGGCAATTGGCACACAGGGGAGAATACCTTTACCAGCACCCGTAAACCCATACACAGAGTTCATCGAGATCTTATACGCCAACTGCTTCCCATTGTAGACCTCCTTCATAAAACCTGTGGCGTTCGCCATATCCCTCTTCGCTTGTTTACGGAACTGTTTGAGTTCTGCCAGAATTGCTGGTAAGAGACTTGGTACATCTTGGGCAAACTTGTAGGTTCGGTCACCAATGTTGAAGGTCTCGTAGGTAATTCCAGGTACCGCACCATACTTCTTCTCGTCCATAACATACGAGGAGTAGCACAGGTTGTGTGCCATCATAATTGATGGGTACAGTGCTTCAAAATCAAGGGCTGTAATAGGTGTGTAGTAGGCACCCTTTTGTGCCTCCAGGACGGTCGCACCCTCGTAGGGTTCTTCGGGGAGGGCACCATACCTGATTGTTGGGACCATAAATCCCAGTTCCCGAGCCTTCTTTGTGAGTTGCGAAAATACTTTAATCTGCTGACCTCTCTCTACGAGAAAGTTTGCTGGAACCCAAGTTGCCTTCGCCATCTCCACCAAGTTTAGTAGGGTACAAAGCTTCTTCATCAACCGATGTGGAAGGAGAGTATCCTTGATACAGTACTCGGCAACTTCCCTCAATTTAACGGGATCACCCTCCCTATAGCGGGCAAACATCTCCTTTGGAGCCATATCAATCTTTTGATCCCCCAAGTACAATTTCGATACATTGTCCAACTTGTAACTATCCAATTTGTAGCCCTTCTTGACTTCGTGGAACATATCAAAGATGAAACGCCCAGGCATTGGGAGTAACTTCAGGAGATTATCACCAAGGGCACTTGATGAAAGCTTTTTAATAACGAGTTCGGACTCGGTGTCTCTCAACTTGCCCAAATTGAAGAACCCATAGTTACACTTAGTGATTTGAGCACGCTTATATATGTACTCCATATCAAACCCAAAGATGTTCCAACCAGTGATAATATCTACATCTTTTGTGTGAATGTATTTGTGAAAAGCCTCTAACATTTCCCTCTCCGTCTCATAACTTTGAATTGTGGAACCCTCCAAGTTAGGGTCTGTTGTCTTGTAACAGAGACAAGTCTTATCGTATGGTTCATCAGAGCCAAACTTACATAGGGAGATTGCGATTTGAAAGCAGGCATCCCCAGGAATATCCGCGTCAGGAAATTTACCCGTGGAGCTATTACATTCAATATCCACAGAAGCTACAACAAATGGCGCCATATCATCTCTGGCTACGGGTTTGAGGGTTGTCCAATCGTTACAGAAGAGATCCATATCAACGTGAGCCAAGTGTGAACGAATACACTTATCCCCCGTATCTAACCACCCAGTAGATTGGATACCAGTGCGATGCATCAGGCGCAATACAGGGTCCAAGTTAGATTCATAGACTTTCATATTTCTCACCCCAAAAATACTGAAAAGTTCGGGGGTTCTATCAAGTGGCCTCCTCAGAAAGGAATCTACAAGGCGACGAGCTTGAAGATGTTTGAAGTTAAGTTTCATAAATGTAAACTCTTCATTGTTTTGAAACCCCCAAACATCTTTGGACTTCATCACAGAATATGCCACAAGGGACTCTCTACAATTTTCATCAAGGATGTTGTAAATTCTTTGAACCTTTGCGTTATCAATATTCCCCGGAAGTTTGATAAAAAAATAGGGCGTAAATGCTGTTGTGAGACAGACAGACTTTCCATCCTCGGTTTTACCAAAGATACTGATCAAGTGCTCTTCATCTGTATCTCTGGATTCCCAAGTGATTGCTTGGAAGACTACCATCCTTCGGTTGTGTGAACATCCACCGAAAATTTTAATATACTTTATTAGTAAAAATGTCAGCCGCTTTGATTGACCTTGTAAGTAAAGGTGCCCAGGATGTCTACATCACTGGTCAACCTCAGGTCAGTTTCTTCAGACAAAACTACAAGCGATACACCAATTTTTCTATGCGTCCAGAGCGCGTGGACTACATTGGTACCTTTGGCGCCTCAAACGAAGTCGTCGTCCCACTTCGCTCCAAGGGTGACCTCTTGAGCTACATCTGGATTGAAGCTGAGGGTATTGCTTTACCAGGTGGCAATAATGCCATGTTTGATACAGCCGCGTCCCAACCAACGACGTTCCAATTGTGGATTGGTGGACAAAAGGTGTGTGAACTTGATTCCCTCTTTGTCCAGGGTGTTCACAATGTGTTGTACAACGACAACTCCGCCAAGGCTACAATGAGACACACCATTGAAACTGCTCAAAATAACTCAAATGGTGACCACTATGTCATTCCATTCTTCTTCGGTGAAGACTGGACAAAGTCCCTCCCACTCGTGGCCCTCCAGTATCACGAAGTTGAATTGCGCATTAAATTGCAAGATCAATACAGTGCGGCGGGTACTCCAAAGATCTACGCCAACTACATTTACTTGGACACCGATGAACGCAAGTTCTTCACCGACAATGAACACGAATTGTTGATCACACAAGTACAATACCAACCAGGTACTCAAGCCGATACCGAATTCGATCTTACCTACTTCAACCACCCAGTGAAGGCGCTCCACTTGGTTGCGGGTAATATTAACAACGCCGATTGGGAGACGAACTACACTTTCGGTACGGGTTCATTGTACATCAATGGTACCGCCCTCTTTGAAAATATGTCCAATGTGTACCACCACGATGTTGTCCCAGAAATGCACTGCTCCGCCCTCGGTGTTGACAGCCTTGTTCAAGACAGTGTGTACACCTGGCCATTGTGCCTCAACTTGGATAAATCACAACCAAGTGGTTCCCTCAACTTCTCACGCATTGATAATGCGAAGTTGTTGCTTAATGGCGTGACCTCCGCGAGCGCTTCAAGCCCTGCTCGCATCTATGCGGTGAACTATAACATTCTTCGCGTGAAGAATGGTATGGCTGGTGTCGCGTTTGGTAACTAATATAAAATAACATTAATATATAAGAATAGATGAATCTTACCCCTATCAAGCTCATTAAGAACAGAAATGTTCGTACCACCCTTTTGAATGTAAAGGAGGGTGAAACTGCTGAGATTGATACGAGTGACTACATCGAACGCCGAATGACTACGAATACTGCGGCGAGGTATCTCATGGCTATAGAAGATGCCGCTGAAATTGCCAAGCAACTTCTTCAAGAACGAGGTATTTTTGAGCAGATTGGCAAGGATATCAAGAAGGAAGCTGGCTATGATTTCAATTTTCAATGCAAAAGAACATCAAATATGAACAAACCCACAAATAATAGAAGTGGTGTTACATATGTTCATATGGCGCACACCTACCCCGATAATAGTGGCCACTACGCACTCGCCAAGGTTAGTCACCAGAACAAGACAATTGATTTATTCAATTCAATGGGTGCTGGTAGATCTGAGTTTAAAAATGAACTCAAAACAGTCTATGGGAAGGATTACAAAATACGGAAAAAGAATACCCCATTTCAACCAACGGGTGGTTTTGTGACCACAGATGTGAACAATTACAAGAAACTCCTCAAGGATACAAAGATTAGTATACGGAACCCACACGTTCTTAAAAAGTCTTTTGAGATTTCACAATACGATGAATTGTCTCAACACCACTTTTGCTACATTGAGGCTTTCATAGCTATGATGCATGACACACTGGGAACACCCCTCGGTCCCAAGGATCCACGGGACAGACTTGTCTTCATTAAACGAATTGTGTGGGGTCTCATTCATAAATATGTACCACCCTCAAAAAGAAAGACCCTCAAATGGAAATACTTTGTCACAAACTTTCCGTATTATCTCAAAGTCACAAACGCACAGGGGAATAGATTCAAACTAAATCATATAGTACAACTACCAAAACTTGATGTCGAGAAAGTACAAAAAAGTTTAATGAAGCTTGACCTCACAACGAACATCAAACCTTCTTGGACACTCACACAGATTCTAAATTGGGCGGGGAGTAAAATCTAAGTATATTATAAATGTTTTTTCCATTCATTATTGCTGGTACCATCGCGGCAGCAGCAGCCTACACATACTTTGGCGAAAATCTCGTGAGTTCTAAAGAAGCCAAAAAGATGATTCGTTCGGGAAAGATAAAGAAGGTCATTGATGTTCGTACAGTCGCGGAATATAGAGCTGGGCATTACCGGGGAGCTCTCCATATCCCAGTCAATAAAATCAATAAGAAGACAACTACGGAACTTCCAAAGAAGGGATTACTCGTCTACTGCAACACTGGGCAACGGGCCAGATTTGCAGCAGAGAAATTAGAGGAATTGGGTTTTGAAGATGTGTATTACATTGCTGGTCACTACTCAAGCCTCAACTGAGACCCTCAATGACCTCCTTCGTCTTTTCATACATTCGCTTCGCGTAGAATGTCTCATCTTGAAGCTTTTCCCAAATCTTCAATCGATACTCCAAGAAATCCAAGAATCTCTCGGGGTCTCGTTTGGACTTGTAGCGGATCTTTTCGCCTTTCATAGCCTTTTCCATCGCAGCCAATTTAGCTTCAAACAAGCGCTTGTCCATAGCTTCGGGGGTCTCGCGGGACGTGACATCCTTGGTATCTTTGAGGGACATTTTATATTACACACGACTCATCTTTTTAATAGCCTGGCAAGTCTTTCTTTCTCCTTATTTGGGTAGACTGTGAGTTGTGCGACTTCACCATCCAAGTAGACTTGTCCGTGGTTTTTTATTCGTTCATTTTTTATGACTTGATTAACCCTCACGAGGTTGACCCGAATCATTTTTGTATTTGCGGTTTTACTGTGGTGTATCGCAAGAACTGCCGCATCCCTCTTTGTTTCTTTGGGGATTGTATGCTCCTCGTGACACACTATGACGTGCGCTCCAGCGCTTCCATCTACATGCATCCACCACTCGTTGGGGTAACTTGAAAGGGTTAAGTCATCATTCTCCTTTGCGGTTTCACCCACTTTGATTTGAATACCGTCGTGGGATGTGTATGTCTTCATAAGCACGTATCAATTTAAATCTTTATAAACTACAAGATGCGAGATCCAGCGAATGATAATATGGTGCGAATGAATAATTCAAACTACAACACAAATAACTACAATAGAGCCCGCGAGTTGCGACTCATTAATACAAACTCAAACACAAATGAAAATAATGTGGGACAGGCCAGGCCACGAAGAATAGATCCCAACGCCCTTCGCCGTATGCGAAGAGCGCGGATGACGTTTATGGTAAATGGTGGTCGTCGTCTTAACTTTGCCAACAACAATAACAGACCAAATACGTCCAACTACATACAAAACATAAAACAAATAAAAAAGAATGCGAATCAAAATAATACATCAAATAAGATTCCTTGGAAAAACATGAAGGTGAAAAACTTTCCAAGAGATCCAATCAGCACCAATAATATTGAATCTGGTGAAAAGGTTGTGAAAATTAACAAACTGTATCTCACACCAAACTCTTTCCGTAAATTGGCGCGGATGTCTATGACAAGTGCTCTCAACGCAAATGGTAATATGGTATTGTTCAAAAATCCAATGACCCGTGGTAATGTGAAAAAGGGGGATCTCGAGTTTGTTATTATTAAACGCGCAAAGAAGAACTAAAATTATTGATGAGGTACAATATAATGCGCGTTGTACTCAGCCCAAGCCTATCCCCAGCTCATAAGTACAGAGTGATACTTCCCAATAAGAGAAGCATTAACTTTGGACATGTTGGTGTTGAGGATTACACAGATCACCGCGATTCTCAACGCATGCGTACACACCTCATCGAGAAGGGCGCTATTGTTCCAGAGAAGCTACAGCTGGAGACGGACATACACGAAATCCATCGGGGTATGCTCATGATTGATCATAGCACCCACGAGGATTGGGACGATTGGCATTCAACCGAATATTGGGAAAGGTGGATGTTATGGTCCTATCCAAATATTGATCACGCGAAATTGTGGATGGCGATGCGAAAAGGTATTTTATTTATGCCCGTGGCGGAAGATTTGTGGTACAATGGTGACTAGAGGACTTCAATAGATTTAACACGAATACAATGTTTTACCTGGTGATCATCCATGCTAAAAATTGTAAATAAATCTTCAGCAAGATTCTTAGCTACATGCTCTATAGCACTCAGATTCATTTCTGCCTTTTTAAGATATTTTGAAGTGATAGACCAACCCATATTTCTACGAGATGAGACGTGGTACGCACTCACATCTGGAATAATCTTCCAAATGGTAGAACACTTTTCGTGTACAATTATTTTCGGTATCAAATCACCTTCATCAATATCCACCATCGTTTCGATATGGTCATATTCCACTTTGACCAGATCGTTTTCTTTGAATTCCATAGGTTTCTTCTTTCCCCCAATAGCTTCCGCGAACTCTTTATACTCTCCGTCTTGGAACTCATACTTCTCTTGGAGTGTGTCCAACAAGGCGAGTAGGTGATGGCGGTCCATTTTTAAGTTACTAATTTCGCTGAGGTGGTGTGACTTAAGCGCCCGTAGAACCAAATCCACCCGAACCTCTCTCGGTCTCCTCAAGGAGACCAATTTCCACCACTTCTGGTGTATCGCATTTCTCAAGAATGAGTTGTGCGATACGATCACCTTTGTTTACCTGAAAATCGGCGTGTCCATGATTGAAAAGAACAACCTTAACTTCGCCCGTATAGTCTGGATCAACGACTCCCGCTCCAACTTGGATACCATGTTTCACCGCGAGACCCGAGCGTGGTGCGACACGACCATAACACCCCGCTGGTAGAACAATGGCTACACCCGATCCAACAAGAGCACGATGTGCAGGAGGTATAAGAACCTCATCAGTACTGTAAATATCATACCCAACAGCACCACCAGAACCACGAGTTGGAAGAATAGCATCATAGGAGAGTTTCTTCACACGAAGGCTCATTTATAGTGTACTTGGGATTGTAATCTTTATAAAGGTTTGATACAAGTGATGATTAATGAGTATCACCTGGGCTATCCACAATCACATTGTCAAAGCAAGTGCTCCCAAATCGGACTATGAAAAACTTAAAACTAAAATTAACCGAACAACGTTGGGGTATGGTACAGCACTTACATCCAGTTATTTCATTGCATATGGAGCGGAGGAAGGTGTATCTGCTACATTGGGTGTAGTTTCATCCCTAGGCTATATTGGCCTTTTAGCTCGTAATGTAGATAATATTGAAAATTATTCACCATTTCAAAAACAGTTGTTGGTTCCCGTAGGTACCGCGGTTTTTGAAACAATGTGGAACAATGCCCCATTTGGTTTTGATTTTGACTATGGAGCAACTCTTATGGGCTTCCTTGCCTATAAAGCTGCTCTCCTCACAGTTGTTTACGAGGAAGTCAGAAAGATGTTACTATCAACGGATGATATTACATTTAAGAGCAAAGAAGAGGATCCATGCGAGGACAATATCGAGAGTGTAGTGATCCCGAGTAAGGACAGATACGAATGATGATACTACTGGCCACACTGGCCATAGTGGGGCACCCACAAAATTGGATGTCACCACATTGAGTGTGGTGTGTCCCGAGAATGTATAATCATTACAAAATGCAAATCTCGGTTTAAGCTTGCAAGGCTCGCGCTTTGTGTAAGGCATCACAGTCACTGCGTTACACACGGCTCTTGCAAAGTACATGAGGGTGAGGAGAAGGAGGTAGTTATTCTGCTTTTTTGGTGACCACGAAGGCCATGCATAAAGGAGGAAGAGGATGGGTATGGCAAGGAGATAGTCTGGAAGGTGTTCATGATGCTCCCAGTTGGGAAGAAAATGAAACCCGAGATCATATATTGGTCCTCCTGTACCGTTCCCCTTTCGTGAGGAAATGTAGTATCCTACCAAAATATTCACCACCAGCGAAAGAAGGAATACTATCCAAATCATCTACTTTGTATGAAGATTTTTATCAGCTGTACGATATGTCTTCCCTTTCATTACATAACTATGAACTCTCGCGTAGCCCCACGCCTGTGGAGAAGCTCCAGGTCTGTGCCCAGTTCTCCACGCAGCGAGACCACGGTTGTATACAGTCTCCAGCGTCTTTAGAGGTATCTTCGTAGCTTTCGCTATCTCCGGGAGGGACTTGACACCTGGGTACTTCTTGCGGAATCTTTGGGTGTATGAGGATGTGCGAGTCTTTACACCTTTGTCCGTTTTAAATGTGGTATAGTCTCTCTTGAGCATCTTTATGTAGCGGGTCTCCACATCTTTGAGGGTCTTGAGACCCCTGAAGTACTTGAGGGGAGCATATATGAGACCCCTCGTTTTGCGCAACTCCCCAACTTTTTTGGAAATCTCCTGATCTGTGAGAGGCATCTTAATTATTATGTAGAATTAAATTAATGGAATGGGGTCGTCAAGAAGCTCTTCTACCCGAGGAGGTCTGTAAAAATAATGTGTGTAATTGTTGTTTAGTTGGAACTGTATTAAGTTTGATGTCCATTGTAGTTTTATTAAAAATGCATGTCGCTGGTTATTTTTGACTCAAATGTTTGATGGCTTCCAAAATATTTGAGTAAATTGTGTTACCAAAGCGAACTCTACCAGTCTTGGCGGACATCCACCCCCTGTGTCCATTGAAATACGCTCGCTGTATATCAACCATTATAAAAAAGAAAGATTATTTTATAGAAAGTTGAGATGGGTCTCACGATTATTATGGGAAATATGTTTTCTGGTAAAACATCGGAACTTATCAGGCGACTTAAGAGATACAAAGTCATAGGTAAGAAGATTGTTGTCATCAATTCCTCAAAAGATACTCGATCCCCTGAGGAAGTCTTAAGGACACACGATGGTGTTCAATTCCCATGTCTCAAAGTTGATCATATCTCCCATTGTATTATCAGCGAGGCATTCTGTAGTGCCGAAATTGTAGCCATTGATGAGGCTCAATTCTTTTCAAACCTCAAAGAGTTTGTGGAGATGTGTCTTTTCTTGGAAAAATCTGTGATTATAGTTGGTCTTGATGGAGACTATCAACAAAAGAAGTTTGGGGAAATCTTAGATTGTATCCCAATGGCGAGTGATGTTGTGAAACTCTCCGCCCTCTGTATGGACTGTTGTAACGGAACACCTGGACCATTCACGAAAAGAATCGTCAAGAGTGATGAGCTTGAATTGGTTGGTGGCACGGATATGTACAAAGCTGTATGTCGTCAACACCTAAAATCTATGGATATCCAAAATAAGAACCACTCGTTTTTGAAATCCGCGCTTCACGACTCGGTGATATCTTGAGTGATCAAATAAAAACTCGTGACCAGATTGATGTCTATGTGCCTCGTATTCAGTATATAGAACACAGTCGCGTCCACTCTTCACGGTGAGATGGTATCTCAACATCATATTACTTTCAGCTCGATGTGCTGGTATACTCATGGGTGCGTCCATCACGGCAAACTTTGCGGTCTCTTTATCAACACATGGAATCTGGTCAATTATTTTTTGAATTTCTGGGAAGTCCTTGACATTATAGTAGTAGTACTTATCATTTGTCTTGAACCAAGGATCAAGTGTGTGGAAATAATGCTTCTTGGCTGTACTGACACCCTTCTCAAACTCATGGAGTATTCTGTTGTAATTTGCCTTGACAAACCAAAGATTTGGGTAGTCAAAAACATTATAATCAAGCTTGTAGAGGGCAAAGTCTACCAGGGTATTTCTCATACCAATGAGGGGTCTGAGTGGCTTCTGAAAATACAGTCTATCTATTGGGGATTTGAGATAATCGTGGAGTACAAGAACCACGGGTATCCAGAGGAGACGCCACATTAATTTCTCAGTATATAATAAAAATGCCAGGTTACGGCAAGCGAATGGAACGATATGCCCCAGAACCTACCAAGGAAACCCCAGAATTGGAACAACGCTTTGTGATGCCAAAGGTCACCCTTGTCCAATTGACCATCCTCGGGATGATCCTCTACTATGCGTACAGTGTGCGTAAGATGAACAAGGCTGTTGTCTCCACTGCGGCTCTTGCCATTGGCCTCCTCCACATGTATGATCACATGTACCGCGTCAAGCGTGGTGACGAACGCCTCTTCTTCTTCCCAGAAGCCAAGAAGGAGGGGTACTGTGGTATGTGCCAAAAATAAATTAATAGTAGATTGTAAGTATGCGCGTCAAAATTATTCGTAGCCCAAACACTACAAAGAAGTTCAGGGCAATCCTCGAAGACGGCAGGACTGTTGACTTTGGTGCCAGTGGATATTCAGACTACACCAAACACAAGAATCCTTCGCGAATGCGCTCATATGTCCTCAGACATGGTGGACAAATCCCCAAGCGTATAGTGGCTGAGAGGGAACCCAAAAAGATCCATAAACTTATGGAAGATGTGAATAGGAGTGACAAAGAAGATTGGAACATGAGTGGGGTGGGTGGAGCCGGTTTCTGGTCGCGCTGGTATCTCTGGAGTCAACCAAACTTTGAAGATGTCAATAGATTTATGTTAAAAAGATTTGGTATTAAAATCCTCAAAAGTCACTAACGTTCCATTCTCAATGAGAGACGCATATTTATCATCCATGGGCAAACTTGCCTCGTAGTACACACGTTTCATATACATGTCCATGTCGTCAAAATAGTCGAGAAGTTTGACGAGATCTTCATCACATGCGGTATCCACCACTGTATCAAACTTTGCTTCCGAAAACTGACCTTGGGTTATGAGATTATCCCTGATGAACTCCTCAACGGGGCATTCGGGATCGGTCGCAATCTCATCAGCTTTGTATGAACAACTCATGAGAACACGAAGACCACCACCGATCTTCTTGAGGAACTGCTTCTTTTCGGGGGTGAGGGGCATTTTTGAACTTGAAAATGTAATTACATCGCGTGACTTAGGTGTTAATTCTTTGCGAGACCTCTCTTTATCAGGTTAGCCTTGAGGTCAGCCAAAAGGGCGGCACGTGGATTTTGTGGAACCCCTGGTGGTGGAGGTGGCGGGGGTGGAGGCGCAGCCATACGTCTTGGCGACACGCGTACTGGCTGTTGTACAACCCGTGATGGCTCGGCCTCCCTGAGAACCATTTTACAAACCTTAATGAACTTCTTAGCGCTCTTGGCTTGATTCTCGAGGGTTGGTTGAGCCTTGACCCTCTTTGGCAACTTTGCTGCGAGCTCCTTCTTTGTGAGTTTGA